CAATCGAACACGACAATCCAGCGGACTACTACAACACGTGCCTGAAAATGTGTACCAAGAGAGCACTGGTAGCAGCCATCCTGACAGCCACCGCCGCCTCCGACATCTTTGTTCAGGACCTCGATGATGATCCTGATGATCTCCCGGAAGACGCCAAGCCAAAGCCTGAGGCAAAGACCACCCCGGCGAAGAAGACCGAACCTGCCAAGGATGCTCCCAAAGATCCACTAAAGGAACCTGCCAAGGCTCCCGAAGGCAAAGCTCCGGAAGCTGCTGGTGGTTGGAAGGAAGTCGCGATCCACTTCGGGAAGAACAAGGGTATCAAGCTTGGCGCTCTCGAAGACAACTCGCTCAACTGGTATATCGAGAACTTCGAACCGAAGGAATACAACGGCAAGTTCCAGCAAAATGACCTTGACCTCCGTGCTGCCCTTAACCAGGCAGCGAATGAACTGGAACAGGGTGCCAACAAGAACAACGAACCTCCCGCCCAATGAGCTACCAAATCTTCGACATTGAGACCGGACCTCTCCCTGAGGACCAACTCGCCAGGATAAAACCGGACTTCAAGGCGCCGTCCAACTACAAGGATCCGGTCAAGATCGCCCAGAACATCGCCATCCAACACCAGGAATGGATATCTGACGCCGCACTTTCGGCTCAAACCGGCCAAATTCTCTGCATCGGCATGTCGGACGGCATCGATTACCAAGTCCTGGAAGGGACCGAGGAGGAACTCCTGGAGCGATTCTGGCTGGAATGGAGATTTGTCAAAATCCCGGAGCGCGTATTTGTGGGGCACAACATCAAGGGGTTCGATCTTCAGTTCCTCGTCCAGCGCACCTTCATCCATGGGCTTTACTGCCCTTCGGACGTAATCGAGGGCAACCGATGGAACAAACGCTTCCTCGACACCATGGAGTGGTGGGGTTGCCGGGCTCATCAATCGTTCATCTCCCTGGACCAACTCTCTAAAGTGCTCGGATTCGGGCCAAAAATAGGCACAGGAGCCGACTTTCACAAACTTTGGGCTCTGGATCGCCCCAAGGCCGTAGAATACGTCCTGGACGATTTAAAGCGCACCAAGAACTGCGCCGCCAAGATGGGAATGCTCCCACGAACTGAACCTTCCGCTGGCTGATCGCCAATTCAACCAGCAGGATTCAACAACAAATTGGCAACAACATAACAAAAACACGCAATGGCAAAAGAAGCTAACAAACCGTCCGAGACAGCCGATGAGCTTATCATTGGCGCAATCCAAGAGAACGTCGCGACCCTCTATCGGCGTCATTCCTCGAAAATCAGCGCGATGATCAAAGCATCCGAAAATCAGGCGCTAACCGTCAACTTCGCCACGAAAATCGACAAATCTTAGGCGGAAACGTCGGTCGAGACCAAGATCCGGTGCAGTTCGTCCGTTACCGACAAAGTCACCCAATCGCTGGATCCCGGCCAGGGCAAGTTCTCCTTCAAGGAACCGGGCAAAGAGGGCGAGCAGTAAAATGAAGACGGACTGGAGCAAAGTCGATTGGTCGAAAACGACCACCCAGATCGCTCGTGAGACGGGTGTTCTTGGAAACTACGTCTCAGCTAAGCGCAGACAGCACGCACCCCACACAGTTCGACTTCTGCGCCCCACGCCACCGGGTACGTCCAGACAGCGGGAATACCAAAAGAGAAAACATGCTGCTGATCTCTGCTGGGAATGCGGTAAAAAGCTCCAACACTACAAGCAATTGTGCGATTCCTGCTACCTGAAGAGACGGCAATGTCGGCGCTCAAAAACAGGTTGCCGCCACTACAAAACAAGGATTTGAAAAATATTCCTTGCCACACGATGGGATCTGTCCCATAACGGAAACACGGCTGTGACAGGCCATTCAGATGAACGAAACAATTCTCAACAATGCCACCAGCGAAATGGGTTCTCTGAGCTTCCCCGGCTCTTGTCTGGCCCGCTGTCACTCGCTGGTGGTATTTTTGAGGATTGGGTCGTGTTAGGCCAGTCCTCACCCACCGCCATCGTCCGTTGCACCCTGTCCCGTGGTGATGAATCACGATCTGTTGGGGCGCTTCTGGACGGTGGCGTCTTTTTTTTATGCCGATCATAAAGTCCACAAACTCAAAGATGTTTCCAGTCCATCCAGATTTGGATGAGGCCGGATTAACCCCATACGAATTCAGGGTCTACTGTCACATCGCCCGTCTTGACTACGGAGAGATGGAGACAAGACCTCTTCTTCACATGGCTGAGCACTGCGACATGTCGCGGGAAATGTTCAAGAACTGTCTGGCGGAGTTGTTAGCCCGAAGAATGATCGTCAAGCTCGCCGCTCCCAATGGAAAGCCTGTCACGTATGGCATCGTCAACCGAACGGACTGGCTATGAGCGAACCTTACCCAGAACTGTTTCCGCAGTCGGTGTTTGTCCGGGAAACGATCCGTCAATCACCAAATGCTTACGCTTTGATCAATTCGACAGGAATCAACGATCCAAAACTTTCTTGGGCTGCAAAAGGAGTCCTGGCTCTCATGATCTCACGCGAGGACAGATCCTCAACGACTTCAAACGCTGTGAACCTTTGTGCTAATGATTCGCCCGGCGAGTTCGATCTGGCGGTCGATTGCCTTATCGAAAACGGTTATGCCGAGTACGTCGACGGAAAGCTCTGGTTCTACGACGTTCCGAAGTCTGGAGGTTTTCGATGAAGGACACTATTTTCGTGACGCAAAACAAGGAGGCTCCGTTCACAAAGATATCCAAATCATTCATAGATAATCCGAAGCTCTCTTGGACCGCCAAGGCAATTCTTGTCTACCTCAAAGGAAAGCCAAACGGTTGGTCAATCCAGATCACTGACATTATCAATCACTCAACAGACAAGGAGACCGCAGTAAGGGCCGCATTGAAAGAACTTCGTCTGGCCAAGCACGCCAAGATTGAGACTGTTCGTTCTGAGGGTAAAATCGTGGAGCGATATTGGGTGGTAAGTGAGGATCCAATCCTAGAAGACAAAAGCTTATTGTGGAAAACCTCAAATAAGGAAAACCAAAACAAGGAAACCTCAATTGAGAAAACCTTAATTAAGGAAACCAGTACGCTTAGTAAGACTGAAGATGTACAAAGAATAGAAGATGTACAAAGAATGAAGGTCGCTGAAGCTCCAAAATCTTGGGAGGAAGGAATTCCATGGGATTCAGACAATCCAAATCATCCTGACTATCTCTACGCTCATCCTGAGGAGAGACCACAGATGGAACTCATTAATGCTCGGGAACTGAACGAACCCACCCAAGTGCCGGTCGCCCCTCCCTCAGCGAAGTCCAACAAAGCAGATCGGGATCAGGCGGAAGTTCTTCGCGTTCCAGTCCCTCACAATCTTGATACCGAGGAATTTTGGAAGCACTGGATCATGTGGCTCAACGAGAGAAGGGTGAAGCGCAAGGCCGTATCCGTGCAGGCGGCGAAGATGCAGCTTAACGATCTATCCGGGCTTGGTGTTGCGAACGCGATCAAATCGATCCAGCAATCGATCAAGAACGGGTACCAAGGACTTTTCCCGCCAAGGGAAGAAACAAGCAGAGTAAATGGAAGGACCGACTACAGGGCAAGAGACCGAGAACCAGGAATGAAAATGAAAGTAACCGAATACTGACCTATGGAAGACTATTTTGAAAAGATGCTGGAGCGACTATCGAAGATCAAGCCGAAGACTGATGCCGAGATGGCGGAGTATGAGGCGGATAAACGTCGGGAGAGAGCCGTTGAACTTCGAGGCGAAAGTGGGATCGAGATGGACAGGTTCTCTAAACCGCTGATCAAGGACGGTCGCTGGGAAACCTTGAGGCAAACCCTGGTGTCCAAGCTTGGCACCGGGTTGATGTGCGCCCTGGTTGGGGTGAGGGGGAACGGCAAGACCCAGCTTGGTGTGGAGATCATCCGGGCCGCTACTGAGAAAGGATGGACCGGGTATCTGGTACGATCGACGCGCCTGATGATGCGAATCAAGGGAGCGATCAACTCTAGCGGTTCGCCGGAGGACGTTATCGAAGAATACATCGGATACCGGGTTCTGGTAATCGACGAGATAGAGAAAGGCATCGGGACCGGGTACGAGAGCCAGATGTTCTTTGAGCTTTTGGTGTCCAGGTCGGAGAAGGGAACCAGGCGGGACACGATCCTGATCAGTAACGAGACGGACGAGGAAGCATTCAGGTCTGTGATTGGGGATTCGCTTGGCTCCAGGATGAACGCGAACGGCGGGATCATCCGCTGTGGGTGGCCGTCATACCGTTGAATTTATGAAAACGATAATCACATTCAAAACGTCGGTGCTGGTGGAGGATGAGGTAACCATGACGCAACTGGTTGACGTGTTATTCCGGTGCAAGGGTGTTGGCGCTCCATTGGAATACACGGTCACAAATGAAACGGATGATTTTCTTTACTTTGGGCCAGATCCCAAAATCAATCCAGAGACTGGAAAGGTCGAGTGCGGAGCCATTCACTCTGACATGGAAGGGATGAGATGCACAGAAGAAGATGGTCATTCCGGACCGCATAAGCACGGAAAAACAGGAACGAGTTGGTTAGCCGGGGCCATGGCCTTACTGAATGAATTCGGACTTCCAAACGAAGTGGACAAAGTTAAGGCAAAGCAGGCGAGGATGCCAACTTCGCCCATCGATCCTCACACGCGGTGTTCAAGCAAGTACGCCGGAAACCAATGCCTTTTTAATGTTGGCCACGAAGGCAATCACAGTGGGGGGATGAGTTCATGGAACGACTTCGATGCCAAGACCCATCCTCATGGACCGCATGGGGGTGTCGAGTGAAACCGACCTGCTGCGAACTATGCGGAAAGCAGAAGGAGCTTTTCCAGATAAGCTGGTCGAACAAGCACCAGGCGTGGACGTGCCTGTGGTGCTACCTCACCTACCCGGTATGAACATGACCAAACAGGAATACGCCATCAAGTTGGCCTGGTTTAGGAAGTTGAAGGGGCTGTCGCACGACACGATGGCTGAACGGATGGAGAAGAAGTTCGGCCATCTTTCTACTCAGCCAGTCTCTTGGCACATGATCCTTGAGGGGATAGAGGCTGGCGCTATCGACGCCAAGGATCAAGGCGTGGCAATGGTTGCTTACGGTCTTGGGATGTCGGTTGAAGACTTTGTCGGTCAAAAAGCCAAAACTTTGAGGAAGATGACCATCGTATGAGCACCACCACGATCAAGCTTTGGTACGTGTCGGAGACTTCCAAGGCGAGACGGTATTGCAAGCTGCCGTTGAGCCGCAATCCAACCGACAGCGATTATTTGTACGTGCCTTTGAGCATCATCGAGCACACCACCAAGTGGGCACCGCTGAAGGATGACAAAGGGCGTTTGGTTGGATGCGAACGATGGTGCCATGAGGTAACGCTCCCGGACTGGTTTATCGAGAAGGAGAAGCTTTGAAACCCTACTACGAAGACGACCGGGCCACGATTTACCACGGCGATTGCCGTTCGATTCTGCCAAACCTGGTGGAAGGAGTCCTTGTCACCGATCCTGTCTGGCCAAACGCGACGGCTGACGTTTCGCGGCCGAACTACAAGGGAAGGTTGTTGGCTGGAACGGACATCGGATACCTGTTCGGAGAGCCGCCATCGGTGACGCCTGGCCGGATGCTGATCGCTGGGATGTGCCGGGATGCCTCCTCCGATGGGAAACAGACAGACCATCCGTGCCCAAGGAAGCTTAAGCACGTCAAGTGGCTGCTGAGACAGTGGACGGATTCATGGGAGATCGCCGTTGATCCGTTCGCCGGGAGTTGCACGACCGCTTTAGCGGCAAAGGAGATGGGTCAGAAGTCCATCTGCATCGAAATTGAGGAGCGGTACTGCGAGATGGGAGCCAACCGCCTTACACAAGCGATGCTGGACCTCGATGTATTTCACGACCCAGTTCTACGAGACAAGCTTTTGGCAATATGAATTCCACGACCACCGTAACCGGTCCTGATGTCCAGGACTGCCCATTCCCGGCAGAAGCGGATAACCATAGGCCCGTAAAATCGACGCTAAGGCCCCTAAACGCCTCCGAGAGGCTTCCGCCGCACTCGATGGAGGCAGAACAAGGGATCCTTGGCTGCGTGCTCCTTGGAGGCGATTCTATGGGCCAATGCATCGAAGAGCTCCCGATGGGGGTGATGTCGTTCTACGACCTTCGTCACCAGCAGCTATTCGAGACCATGTCTGAAATGTATCAGGAACAGGTGCCGATTGATGCCATAACGGTTCAACAGAAGCTCCGGGACCAGGGTCAACTTGAGGCTGTGGGAGGACTTTCCTACCTGTTCAAGCTGACGGAGGCTGTTCCGAGTGCCACCCATATCGGTCATTACATCGGGATTGTGGCTGAAAAGGCTATGCTCCGGGACATCGTTAGGGTGTGTACCGGGTGCGTTGCCAGGCTTTACGATCATGAGGATGAGCCAAGGGGTGTGTTGGAAGGGCTTGAGCGCGATGTGATGAAGATAGGGACGGCTTGCTCCGTAGGAGGGGTGAAACCGATCAAAGATCTGGTCCATGGCGCCATAAACGCCATTGAGGATTGCCATCAAAAAGGGAAGATGCTCAGCGGATTGAGCACCGGGTTCATCGATTTCGACAAAATGACCAGGGGGTTGAAGGGGAACGAGTTCATCGTCATCGCAGGTAGACCTTCGATGGGCAAGAGCAGTATCGCCATGAACATGGTAGAGCACATCGCCATCGACCAAGGTCAAGCGGTGGGGGTGTTCAGCCTGGAAATGAGCGCCGAATCCCTGGTTCTGAGAATGTTGTGCTCGCGCTCTAGGGTGAATCTGAACAATCTCCAGGACGGGTTCCTTCCAGATCGATACTTTCCAAAGATCACCGGGGCGGCAGGGCAGCTAGCCAAGGCTCCGATCTTCATAGACGACACCGCCTCCATGACCGTGATGCAGCTTCGGGCAAAGTCTCACCGGATGGTGGCACAGTACCGCATAAAGCTGATCGTGATCGATTACATCCAGTTGGTTAAGCCATCCAGGTCGGACGGAAAGATGGACCGTAACCGTGAGATCGGTGAGATTTCGGCTGGGATCAAAGCACTGTCCAAGGAACTGAACATTCCAGTGATTGCATTGAGCCAGTTGAATCGTGACGTTGAACGGGAGAAGAACAGGAAGCCGAAGCTCTCCGATCTCCGCGACTCCGGTTCCATAGAACAGGATGCTGACATTGTCTGCATGCTCTACAAACCGAACGAGCACGCAGAAGACGGAGAATTATCCCGCGTATTCGAAGCCGTTCCAATCAATCTCCTGATCGCCAAACAACGAAACGGTCCGACCGGGGACGTTCATCTCACATTCCTCAAAGGATACACACGGTTCGAGAGCGCCGCCAAGGTGAGCAATGAGGACGTTCCTCCGGATGACCAATACACCATGCCATACCAAGAATCATGAATCCAGAACTCGCAGAAATCTACCTCACCATGTCCCGCGTCCTGATCGATTGTGGTCCCGTCGTGATCGCCGGTGGTGCCGTCCGGGACACGTTGATGGGAGTAGAACCAAAGGATTACGACGTTTTCATACTGAACACCGACAAGGCAAAGGATGGAAAGACAATCGCGGAGAAGCTGGCCGTTGAATTCAAAACCGTGGAACCGAAGGAATACCACAAGTCCGAACCTTACTTAGTCGAGACGGTGATGGTAGGAGATGCCTTTGTTCAGGTGATGGCATCCTCGTTCACGAGTGTTACCGAGTTGGTGGCATCATTCGATTGGAACGTGTGCCTGTTCGCCTACGATGGAGAGTTCCACCAACGCACTTCCATCGAGGACATCGCGCCTGGCAAGGACCTCGTGCTCCAGAAGAACACATTCCCGGTGAGCACGCTCCGACGTGGATTCCGTTTTAGCGAACGATTCGGCATGAAGCTGCCAAAGGACACGCTTATCCAGCTCTGCATTGATGTGCTGGAGCAGTCGCAGATCGACGATCATAACATTCAGGAACCACCGCTATGACCTACGAATTCACCATCGCCTACCGTGGACACCTCACCATCGTGGCTAAGACCGAAGAGGAAGCCACCGAACTCGCGGAGCAACAGCTTCCCGATGATGCCAGAATCGATGTCGAGTGCAGTGTTCCAGTTCAAAAATCGAATCCTGTTGACGAATAGCCCATGCGCACGTAAGTGTTTCACAACAACGGCGACGATTGACGACTATGACCAAACCTCAGGCTAAAGAATGTTCCGACTTTCTCTTCCTCACGATATCCAAGTTGGTAACAACGCCAGACGAACTTCAGGTGGGTGATTTGCTTGGGAACTCTTTCCCTGTATCGGCCAACAAGCTGGACCGGAAACTGATCATCGGCGCCAAGGGACGTACGATCGCCAGCATCACGGCATTCCTGAATCAGTTCGCATCGGTGCGAGGATTGCAGACGGACCTGGAGGTAAAGGTCCAGGATGATCCCGAGTCCGGCAATGGAAGCCAGGAGAGGATCCCGGACGTTCGAAAACGATGGGCGGAGTCAGACAATGATTCGATAAGAGTTTTGGCTGGAAACATTTACGCTCGATTGTTTCCATATTCTCACAGCCTGATCCTGGTCAGGTCTTCGGCACGCGAGACGGTGGTTGAGTTGGACCAGAACGAATTAAACCCAACGTTGATGGGAGCTTTCTTCCACTACTTCCGGGCCGTGGGAATGTCCCGAGGCAGAGTGATAACCTTTGTCAGGCTCGATGAAGTCGTGCCGTGACGGGAAGTGTGGATGTGTTGATTTTGCGGTACGGAAAGAACCAGCCCTTGTAGGGAACGGTGGTCCTGATGGTGACAACTTCCGCTGTCGCCACATCAGGCTGGCACGGGATTGGGTTGGTAAACGAATGCTGGATGCAGTAATGCACGCTAGAGCAGCGGAAGAGAAACGGCTACGGACTACGATATGAAAGAATTGGACATCAGAATTGCGATTGCCAAATCGCTTGGGTGGGTGTGGTCTCCAGAGACTCACAGCGAATACGACGAGACTCCGCACACGGTACCGGCACTAGATTGCTGGTGGCACAGGCCAGAGAATGTTACCTGCTGGTGCGATCTTGGAAAATGGACCACCGATCTCAACGAGGCGATCAAGCTGTGTGACCTTATGGCTACGCACGCCTGGAACGCGACAATCGAACGCTGGCCATCGGGAGGTTGGGAAGTCACCTTCGGTTCTCCCAAAGAATCTCACTACGCTCCAAAGGATAGCCTTCCTCTCGCCATCTGCGAAGCCTACCTCCGAGTGAAAGGACTGTGGAAAGATGAAGAGGATTTTCATGGCGGCATGGTGCGCGGGGAGAGCCCGCGACCGGGTTGACAGTAGAATACGAGATTCCCTGCATGAAACACCGCCATGACTAACAAACAACGTAAACCAATCCGCCGCGTATCCACTGCCAGGCAGAAGCAGTTGCAGGAGTATGCGAAGCTGAAGCGGGCCTGGCACGAACGCAATCGCTATTGTGCGGTCTGCCGCCAGCGGGACATTCTCTGCGGGCCAGTCGATCCACATCACTCCATGGGCCGTATCCATGGGCTGCTATTGGATACACGCCTTTGGATTGCTCTCTGCCGAAAGCACCACAACATGGTAATGAGTGATCCAGCTTGGGCGCGCTGCCATAACCTCCTTCCGCCAGTCGGATGGTACAACGACATCAATCGCGCCGATGAATGGAGCAAGATCCTTAACGGTATCGAGATTCCAAAATGAAACTTCATTCACAAGAGGACCGAGAGGAATTACAAGACGACGGCTACTGCGCTGAGTGCGGAGGAGAAGGCCAGAAAATGATTTGCATTGACGATCTTTGTCACGGACAGGGCTTCTGCATTCACGGAGACGGATACATTGTTTGCCCATCCTGCAAAGGAGAGAGCCCGTGAACGACGTTCAGCCTTCGGAAGACGAGTGCCCTATGAGCAAGCCTCACGATGCTGTGATGAATGCAATGGAGAAGGAACTCTGGTGTGGTGCCAGAAGTGCGGGTGGGACGAAACCAACAAGAATTACATCAACGGAAAACCAAAAGAACAAAACATATGAACGACATCAGTAAACTACCGAAATGGGCTCAGGATCTAATCGCATCCTTTGAGCGCCAGCGCAACACCGCCATTCACGCCTTAAACGAGTTCTTGAATGATCAGGAAAAGTCGAACGTGTTCACGCAATCATATGAACCTCTTGGAGATAAGGATGGACCACGTTTAATCAAAAGGTTCATCCAGACAAACCAAGTTAAGTTCGCGTTCGAAACGGGCACCAATCATGACGATGTGATCGACGTTTGCTTCAACGACCGTGGAGAGCTTCGTATTGCCGCTGAACATGGCGTCATCAACATGAGACCGGAGGCATCGAACGTGATCGCCGTGTGGACAAACGACCGATGACATCACTCTTCGAACAACGTGAACGCAATCGCGGACTGATCCCATACCCAGAACGAAAACATATGCAAACTATCATCGCAGTAGACCCAGGCATGTCGGGTGGCATTGCCTATTCAATCGACACCAATCCATCTTCCCCTACGGCTTACGGTATGCCGGACACGGAGGGAGATATCCTGGACGAGTTGAAATCCATTCAGAGGAACAGTTCCTCGACACCTATCGCCTTTATCGAGCAGAACACCGGATTCGCTGGCGTTAAGATCCCTTCCCACACCATGTTCAAGCTCGGTCGCAACACAGGATTCCTCATTGGAGCTATGCAAGCTCTTGGTTTCCGTATCGAACCCATCACCGCCAAGAAGTGGCAGGAACCTCTCAGTCTCGGAACCGCCCGCTCCTGCGCATCCAAGACGGAATGGAAGAACAAGCTCAAGGCCAAGGCCCAGCAACTCTACCCTCATCTCAAGGTCACTCTCCAAACCGCCGACGCGCTGCTCATTCTCGAGTACGGAAGGAGGATGCAGAAATGAGCATTACAACGAATATTTCCTGGGCTGGCAGCACATGGTCTCCATGGATTGGCTGCACACTCCGAAGTGAGGGCTGCATAAATTGCTACGCCGAATGGCTGGACGAGAAACGCTTTAGCAAAACGCTTGGCGGGGGCACGCCAGCCCGGCCAATCCAGCATTGGGGCAAGGGAGCGCC